GCGTTCATCGGACTATTGTTTTTCACGATCTGCAACACGCCGTCACTAATCGGGCAGGGATTGAAGACAATGTAAGGTGCCGCATGGATATTTTTAACTCCGTAGACAAGTCATGGGCGTTTCAGATATTCAGCGGGGCATATCGCGACTTGTGCCGCAATACGTTGGTTTTCGGCGGTGAGAAGGCATATCAACAGCGGAAAATACACAAGGGGGATGTATCGCCCGCCGCTATGATTGCCAAGGCTACAGCCGGGCTTGAACACTGGACAGAAAACAGTGAGCAGATGAAACTATGGCAGTCAGTAGGACTGACAGATAAACAGTTTTCCGACATCTTAAAGGAAACCATCTGTCACAAGAAAACAAAGGCGGCTGATGTAGAAGCCACGCTCGCCATTAAAGAAGGCCGCTTAAACTGGTTGCTTGAACGGTTCGGGGAAGAGAAAGCAGAACTGGGGTCCACTCTTTGGGGCGCTTATAACGCTCTAACCCACTATGCAACGCATCTTCCAATGAGCCGGGAAAGTAACACCAACCGGGAACTAGTCGCCAGCCGCCGCAATAATGAAGTGCGGACGGTTATTGATTCGCCCGGCTGGCAATACTTGGAAGGGGTCGCCGCATAAATGGAAGAACTAGAAGGTGCTTATCTCTTTTATAAATGCCTTGTGATTGTTGCAATCATCTTGGCGCTAATTGTCATCTTGTAAGAAAGGACACAAGATCATGAACTACCCTACTCACTTAATCGCGGCTTTTAAGAAGCTTACCGACGACTTCGAAACAGTGATCCGGAACGATGAGCGGCAGCGCTTGCTTGCCAGTTTTAAGGCAGGCTATCCGGCCACGGGCAGCAATACCGATATGCACGGCCAGCCGCTGCACGAATTGCGCCTGCAGCCGTCCGGTCCCTTGCCCCGTTCACTGGCCCGGATGCTGCACGTGTTGCAGGTTCGGACCTATCCGGTCACGCTTAACACGCTTGCCAAGGAATGCAGGACGACGCCTAGCGCAGCCAGTAAGCGCTTGTCTGATTTACGGGCACGGGGTTATGTGATCGTGAAGAGCAGGACGCCCGGTCATAAGATCGTCAATTATTCGCTTGCTGCAAATCAGTAAGTTGTGCTTATAATCGGGGGCGGGCTGCAGCGGCCCGCCTCAACAACTTAGGAACAAGGACAGGAAATCATGGAAGTTTCAATATTCGCACACGAAAAAAACACCGTTTCAGATCACAACAAGGGCAATGCCAAGGTGTTTTTTGAAACCACCCACCACAAAACCTTTAAGGTGATAAAGCTTACCGGCACAGATCAGTACGGCCACCCCATCAAGGTAAAGGTTTTCATGGACGTAAAGCAGCCGGTGAAGAAGGTGGTAAACTACTCATCCGATCATCCGAAATATAAGTAACCAGATACCCTGCGCGGGGGGCCAATACCGCGCTTTCTTCCCTCTAACTTGCCCCGTCACTAGCTGGCGGGGTTCTTTTTTTGTCTAGGCTTTGAATAACCGGCAAGCCACTGGGGGGATTGAATAATGGCCGGGGGGGATTGTCTGCAAATCCTATCCCAACTTCCAAGCGAAATTTTTAACCCATACGCCAAATAGGTTTACGCGCGTATATGGCAGGCACGTCATGGGGCAATTTGTCGGGGGTTCGGTGCATGTGTGGTGGGTTCTGGCAAGCTTTGTCCTTGCCGATGTCACAAAGCAAAACCAAAACTCTATATTTTCTGCGGGTGCGGGCGCGCGAAGGGCCACCGGGGGGTGGTAGGCATGGGGCTAGCAACACCGACAGCAATTTGTATATTTGGGAGTTACCGATATGGGCCAAAACAGTGCCCTACACACGTACCAAAACAGTGCGTATATATATCCCGGCGGGTAGTACCCTTATTCTATATGTGGATTCACGAAATGTCAAGCCCGAAAATTTTTTTGCTTGACAATTATTTGACACATACACATAATATGGGTGTAGGTTCGCTCACAAACTAGCGCATCTCGCCACCTTCACTGTTTTTCACACGGGACTGACGGCTTTCGGTGGGTCATAGCCTACACCTATACTGATTTGGTAAGTAAAATGAACCTTCTTCCACAACAAAAGAAGAAAGAACGGGAACTTACGCCACAACAGGCGCAGTTTCTCGACATTCTCTTTGAAAATGGCGGTAATGTAACCGCTGCAGCCGTAGATGCGGGCTACTCCCGTGGTTCTGCAGGCTGGTTACGCAAGAACCTAGCCGAAGAGATAGTCGAACGTACACGAGACGTACTGTCTGTGAACGCTATGAAGGCTGCTACGCGGCTAATCAGTACGATTGACAACCCTATGCCCGAACGAGGTGATGATCTGCGCTTGAAAGCAGCGGAATCGCTCCTAAATAGGGTCGGAGTCAAAGCACCGGAAGAAGTAAACCACAATGTAACCGCTATACACGGCGTGGTACTGCTTCCTCCGAAGAATGAAGTAGTCATAGATGGATAATCAACCCGCGTGGCTGCGTCGTGCTATGAATCCCAACACTCCGATTACGGATGGGAACGAAACAGTACGCACCATCGACTTTGAGATAGATGGTGTGCTGTATATCGCACCTACTCTGCGTATGGGTAAGGACGGTTTGAAGCGTCTCACTCGTAAAGAAGCAGAGGATGAAGCCATTCGTCGTGGAGATGCCATGCGCGTTCCGGACGGCATGACAGGCACGGAGTTTTCTAACTTTGTCAGTAACACAATAGATGATGCAAGGAAGCACCGTGGAAGACAAGCAGGATCAAGCGCCGAAAAAGCGCGGTAGACCTAAAAAAGACGCGAATGCGCCAAAAGCCACATATCACTTGTCTACGAAGGAACGTGCGAGACGTGCAACGCAGAAGCGTCTCACTGCTGCCAAGAAAAGAGCAGCCAAAACGTCACAAGCTGCAGTGGATAGAAAACAGTATGCGAAAGAACTTGAAAAGACTGCGAGTAAAGTTGAGAAAGCGCTGCAGGGCACTGACTCTGCCACAATCGATCTTGGGGATTTGGATGGTCTACCAAGCGCAGTCAGTGATCTTGTTGGAGAAAGTGAAGTCGTATTTCAGCCGAATGACGGCCCTCAGACAGACTTTCTTAGCGCGAGTGAAAGAGATGTTCTCTACGGCGGCGCTGCCGGGGGCGGTAAATCTTTCGCTCTCTTGGCCGATCCTCTGCGCTTCTGTCACAACCCTAATCATCGTGGGCTTCTTCTTAGGCGTACTCTCGACGAACTGACCGAACTGATCGACAAGTCTCGCCAACTATATGTCAAGGCGTTTCCGGGTGCGAAGTTTCGCGAGTCGAAGTCAACGTGGGTCTTCCCGTCCGGCGCAACGATTTGGTTTACGTATCTAGACAGAGACAAGGACGTCACTCGTTTCCAAGGACAGGCGTTTAACTGGATTGGCATAGATGAGATTACGCAGTATCCTACACCCTACGTTTGGGACTATCTGCGTTCTCGCCTTCGTTCTACTGATAGTGAACTCCAGCAACACTTGTACATGCGCTGCACAGCCAACCCCGGAGGAGTGGGTGGTTGGTGGGTCAAGAAGACCTATATCGATGACATCGAACCAAACAAGCCTTTTCCTGCCTTCGATATAGAAACGCAAAGAGAATACCTGTGGCCCCCCGGTCACGAAAAAGCAGGCCAGCCGCTCTTCCTCCGTAAGTTTGTTCCAGCGCGGTTGACCGACAATCCCTATCTGTTAGCAGACGGCCAGTACGAGGCCATGCTCAGATCGCTCCCGGAAGTTGAACGGAAGAGACTTCTTGAAGGGGATTGGGACGTGGCGGAGGGAGCGGCCTTCCCCGAATTCTCAAGAGTGCGGCACGTGGTCGAGCCTTTCGACTTACCAACCAACTGGCCGCGCATCCGCGCAGCGGATTATGGCTACGCTGCACCGTCCTGTGTACTGTGGGGCGCAATCGATTGGGATAATAATATTTGGGTATACAGGGAATTATATCAAAATCACTTGACAGCAGAGGAACTGGCTGATAAAATATTAGAAGCAGAACAACTTGATCCCAGCCCCCACTACACTGTTTTGGATTCGTCTTGCTGGAATAAGACAGGATTTGGTCCTTCTATAGCAGAGACGATGATGCGGTCCGGCGTACGATGGACGCCCTCTGATCGTAACAGACTACAAGGAAAGATGGAAATACACAGACGCCTTGCTAATGATCCGTACACGGAAGAGCCAAGGCTTCGTTTATTTTCCTCTTGTCAAAATATAGTAAAACAACTTGCCGGTATCCCCCTGTCTAAAACAAACAGTGAGGATGTTGATACTAAGGCAGAAGATCATGCGTACGACGCTCTTCGGTATATGCTTATGACACGAATGAGCGGGTACGCTTCTATACATAAACAACTAGGTTCTATTAAGAATCAAGTCTATCAAATACAAGATGCGACATTTGGGTACTGATGGCCACCAAAACTCCTCCTAAAAAACAGACTGGTCCTACCTACGCAGCAGAACGTGTGGCTGTTACGGAGGAGTTGTTCACACAGAAGATGGCTGACAAGAGCATCACTGTTCGTGAAGCCTTGTCCTACATTGCGGATACGGCACTCGCATCTACGCGACCCACAGAAGCAGACAAAGGCAATTTTAACAGAACTGTCAATCTAATTGGTCAACTTGCGGAAGAGGGTGTTGATGTTGATGCCCCTTATTTTCAAGTATACACAACCAAAGAATTCAATACAGCCCTAGACCCTATCGAAAGTAAGGCCGGTATAAATCGGTGGGGGCCGTGGATTTGGTTCGAAACACGTCTAGAAACAAATTCTAAGCTGCTAGAGACTCCTATCAATGTTCAACAGTTGGGCGGTACGGGCGGCATTGCCCGCGTCAAGTACAAGTTGGCGGGTGTTCAGTCACGTGGTGGTGATCCCATGCGGGGAACCATTTTTTCCGAAGACTTAGACAAGATTTACGACGAAGCTTTGAACGTAGAGTCGTATGAGGTCTTTGACAATGGTGTAGGGACAAAGAAAGAAGTCGTAGTAGACCCGGACGCACGGGCTTATTTGTACTACGAAAAGTACACAGGACAGCGACTAGAATCAAATATCGGAGCGGACGGCATTAAGATCAGTGACGTCACTTTCGGACAAGATGATAACGGCAACTTGATCGCAGAGATTGCCGGAAAACAGGTAGGAAACAAGACCCGTCCCGAAGTAACTTACACTGGTGAGTTTGCTGAATTTCTAAAAGCACACCACGACAAGCAGGTGGCTAATCTCAAGCCGGGGGAAGTAACGTCAGAGACGAATCTCTTTCGTGCCAATAAGACTAAGGTTAACAAGCTTTGGACGGATCGTATTCAGCCCCTGTTGGAAGAGCGTTTTCCGGATCAGCTACCCGCAAAGAAGGGCGGCACCCACTCCGTAATTCGTAAGATTCTTGCCCGTCAGCTTCTTAGAGAGTTTAGAGTTGACAGAGGCGCTGTTAAGTCTTGGATGGGTCATGCGGGCGTAGGCATAGATGATGCAGGCGATATCCTAGAGGAACACTACACGGGTGCCGTTCCCGACGAGCGTGTCGGTCCTCTCAGTAACTTGCTAATTCACAAACACGCAAAGAACATGGGCGCAGATACTGTCAACGCCCTCTTTATTATGAACAGACTCGACGTCCCTCGCATGACAAGCCCGGACGAAAGTACCCGCGTCATTTATAAAACGCCGGAAAAAGTCGATAATTTAGCGACAGGAAACATCACTAATTTTGTAAGAGAGCCTAGCGCACAAGAATTATCAACCGTTGACACACTGTCTCGCAATACACAGTTAACGGTTGAAATTGAAAACGAAGAACTGCAAAAACGCTTAGATGATATTAAGACAGAGCGGCTGACTGCAAAGGTAGACAACAGTCCCGAAGCGATTCAACGTGCAAAAGACAACGTGCGGGCAAAGCAAGAACTTAGGGACGCAGCAGCAGATGAAGCGGCTTTAATCAAAAAAGAAAAAGAAGCTGCGGCAGCGTCTGAAGCACTGCCGGTGATGAATGATAAACTCGTTAAACAGCTAAAAGATATTGGCATTACGGTAGGAACTGGCGTAGCGACAGTTGCATCCACGGCAGCAAAATCTGCACCAGTGGTTTCAGCAGCGTTCATCCCGGATCGTATCGACGAATTGCAGACTCGCTACGACATGTCCCAAGAAGAGGCGACAGCTATGGCAGGAGTAGAAGAAGTCTCTCCTGTAGGAGTCGCAATGGCCGCTAAAGAAGTGACAGAAGACGTAGGAATGGCTGCTGCTGGTCAAGTTATCAGCGGAGCAGAGGCGGGTCTTGAGAGCCAATATGGCATCAAGGGATCACTAACAGACGAGAGCCTAGAGGATATCATAACTAGGCTTGTGACCGGTGGTAGAGATACTAGCGGATTTATGAGATAGAGGGAGAACAGTCAAATGACAAATTTGAACATGGGCGAAGCATACATCATGAATTCGGACAAGACGTCCGTAGACGATCAGATGGGTGCTGATAAGCTGTACCGTGAGGGGCTTGAGTTTGATACCAAGACCGCACAGGGTGTTCTGACGGAAGACATGCCTAAAAAAGCTACTAAGACAGGCGTCGATCCAGCAGTCATGAATATGGCCGAACAACGCGACTACTAAGGAAACGGTATGTCTGATAATTTCTTAGAGCCATCCGAAGACTCGTCTGTACCCATTATAAACCCGTCAGAACAGATGCCGGGATTGTCAGGGTACATACGGGCTAAATTTGAGGATGCAGAAAACGGCAGGTATGTCTACGAGCAGCGATGGCTACAGGCATACAAGAATTTTAGAGGAATCTACGATTCAACAACACAGTACCGTGATTCTGAACGCTCTAAGGTATTTATCAAAATAACAAAGACCAAGGTGCTTGCTGCCTACGGTCAGATTGTTGACATCCTATTCGCCAATAAGAAGTTTCCTCTTGTTGTAGAGTCTACGCCTGTACCGGAGGGTATTGAGGAGTTTGCACATATGCGAACCCCTGCAGATGACGCCATGCAGCAGGAGCAATCTGATCCCTACGGTTTTCCGGGAGATGGCAGGGAAATGCCGCCGGGTTCTACCGCTGCGGCCCAGTCGCATGTGCTGGGATCATACGGCAAGGAGTTCGGAGATTCTATTCTAGCCGGAAAAGCGAAGGTGGGAGAGCCACAGTTTGAGCCTGCCAAAGAACAGGCGCGGATGCTTGAAAAACTTATCCACGATCAACTTCTAGATACTAACGCAGTCAACGTATTGCGTAAAGCTATCTTTGAGGCATCTCTGCTGGGAACGGGTGTAGTCAAAGGGCCGTTTAATTTTCATAAGCGTGTTCACAAGTGGGAACGTGCAGAGGATGGTAGTCGAGAGTACGCACCGTACGAGAAGACCGTACCGCGTATTGAACCGGTATCTGTGTGGGATTTTCATCCCGACCCCTCTGCTACTTCTATAGAAGATTGTGAATACGTAATTGAGCGTCACCGCATGAACAGACAGCAGTTGCGTAGTCTGATTATGCGCCCACATTTTGATGCCGCTGCGATTGAAAATGCCCTTAGTAAGGGGCCAAACTACATCGACAAGTATTACGAAGACACTATTCGCGAGGATGAGTCTGAAACTTACTATCAAGAGAACAGATTCGAAGTGTTGGAGTATTGGGGCGTCTTAGATGCTAAGTTTGCCTACGAAGTAGGTATTGAAGAAGCTAAGGACATGTCGGAGTTTGACCAACTGCAAGTTAATACTTGGGTGTGTGGTAATGAAGTTCTGCGATGTGTGGTCAACCCATTCACTCCTGCCCGCATCCCATATCAAGCCTTCCCATTCGAAATCAACCCCTATCAGATTTGGGGGGTTGGTGTTGCAGAAAACATGGAAGATGCACAGCTTCTTATGAACGGGCACGTTCGCATGGCTATTGATAATCTTGCGCTGGCAGGTAATCTTGTATT